TGGTTTGCATTGATGCCTCATCTGCCATACGAAAATCAGCAGGTGAGAATGATTGAGTAGGTGTGGTAGGAGTTGAGGTAACAGTTTGCATTGATGCCTCTTCAGCTCTACGAAAATCTGCAGGTGAGTATGATTGAGTTGGTGTTGGTGTGGGTGTTGGTGTAGGTGTTGTTGTTTTAGTTTCAGGTATTGGTATTCTTATTTTAGTTCCACTAAATATAACACTTCCATTTTTATATTTAGGATCAGTAGTTAATTTTGGATTAGCTTCTAATAATGCAGATACAGTTGTTTTATTAGCCTTAGCAATTTTAGATAGAGAGTCTCCACTCTCTACTGTATATGTTGTATATGCCATTATTTACCCACCTCACTTATAATAAATTTGCCGACACATATTAGGTTAATGTTACACTAAATACTAACGATGTTGTAGCACCGAAGCCACCTGTTGTAGTAGCATCATCACCAGCAGCAAAGTAATAAACATTAGGTTGAACCTCAGTAGGAGCTGTAAAGCTATCCTCTGCTATTGGAACTACGCCTGTATAAGTATATACATAATTAGTTGTAACAAGATTATTAGTAGCTAATGATAATCTATTTGTTCCAGCATTGTTTCTAACACAGGTTATTACGTGAAGACCAGCTGTGCTTATATCATAACCAAATGGTCTTAATAAAGTTCCAGACCATTCAATACCAGTTAGATATGTAGTAGTTACACCTGATGTATAATTAAACTTATTGATGGCAACTTCATCTGGAGTTGATGTAGTATATTGACTTAGATAATAAAAATCATTTGCTGCTGGGACATGTAATCCTTTTATATTACTTGCTCCATCTCTAGTAAATATAGGTGAGCCAGTGCTAACACTAGCTACAAAGTTTCCATTGTTACTACTATTTTTATGATAAAATGTATATGATGCTGGATCATTATATTGCATTACAAGCTTACCATTATCAGCTGCAATTCTTACCGTAGTATCTAGCGTTCCATTTACTAAAGCAGTTCCTAACTGACCTCTTGCAACAGGAGCAGCATCTGCTACACTAAAAGACCAGAATGGACCACCAGCAGAAGCACTAGCACCTGCTGTATATATCCATATCCAATTATTAGAAAAATCAGTACATATTTGATTTATTCCTGCACCACCAAAGTTATAAGTAGTCCAAGTTCCAAGAGCTGGATTTCTAACATATAATCCACTAGCATTAGATGTAACTAATCTACCATCACTAAATACAACATAGTTAGAAGTATGACCACCAGGCGGAACACCAAGATCAAATGATGTAGCTAAGTTTCTTGAAAAACCTCTTATTGGACCAGTATTAGAAGTAGTGCTAATACCTAATATAGTATCAATACCTTGACCTAAATAATTATTATAATCTATTGATACTCTAGAAAAATCAGTATTTTGGTGTGCATAAAAAGAATTTGGTAATGTGCTTGTAGATAAAGGAGTTGATGGATCAAGAGTTCCAATTGGTTGAGCAACTGGTGTAATAGCTCCTGCTCTTTGAGTAATACCAATAGCAACATAACTATCAGGAACTGCGGTAGTAGTTCTTAAAGTTAATACAACAATGTCATCACCAACTTGTAAAAATGTTCCTGTGCCATTTATAAAGTTAATTGCAGTTGGAGATATAGCAGTAACATTTGCAGTTCCTAAACCAGTAGAGGGAACATAAGATACAACTGTTCCATCATAAGACATAGCATTTGTATCACCAACAGATAAACCTAATAAAACATATTGTTTAGTTCCATTAACTAATTTGAGAAATATACCTAAGTCACCTTTTGATATAGTTTGATTAGTTAGTGATATAAAGTTATATTGTTTATTTGATATAGTTGCAGTGCCTGATAATTTAGATGCTGAGTATTCATCTATAATACCTGTCTTACAACCTATGAGATCTGAGATAGTTTGGTTATTTAGAACTATTTTTTTATCAACAGTATCATAAGATAATCTTGTACTATCAGCTGATGTATTTAACATACTCATTGATTAACTGGCTTTCTACCATGACCATAGAAAGTAATACCCTCAATATCTGCATGTCCTTGAAATACAAATCTTGCTTGTGCTTCAAGACTTGGTCCATGAGCTTTGAACTTTTTTTCACCTCTTGAAGTAGATGAATCAGAGAATGGATATTCTAATGGTGGTGAAAATACTTGCTCTACATAAGTATCTAATGGTGTAAAACCAAATGTAGTTATAGGACTTATACCACATTTGTATTCTTTTATCTTAAAATTATTTGTATTGGAACTTGGTGGAGTAGGTCCAAATGGAGAAAATAACTGAGGTCTAAATCTTAAACCAACGCTATGCCAAAATGTTTTTTCATGCATATCAGTATCTCTTACTGGTCTTGTTGTTAATATCAAATCAGCTAGTACTCCATCAATCTTACCATACTCAAAAAATGAGTTAGTTTGTAGTGGTGCAGACATATTAAATCGCCAAACCTTATTTCCAATTCCACCATTAAATGTAAAATAAATACAATTATTTAATTCAATCATAGAACCTGGACCATTAAAATTAAATCTTGGATCAACAGTAGATGTTGGTAATACAAAACTAGTCCACGATATAGTCTCACCATAATCTCTACCAATATATAAACGATTATTAAGACCAGCAAGAATATACTTATCCCAAGCAACTAAATTATCTCGTAGTTCAGATTTTTGCGTTTGTACATTTAGTATATTATCTGATATTAGTTTTACATTTTGACCATCTGTTTGGTATATAAGATTATTCTCATCTAAAAATACTACAGTTCCAGTTGCTCCCCAAGAAGTGGCTTTATTTATAATGTAATTAGGAGTGCGATTTTGAGGTACTCCTAAACCGCCTCTAACTAATTCTAATGAAAAGTTAAGTATTAACTCATCTTCTGTAACTACACCAGGTGATGTTCCTCGTAATAAAAATATACCAGTTTCTGCACCAACCGTAGAAGTAAAAATTAGTAGTCCTGCTGGTATTACAATCATTTGAATAATCTGTGAATCTGGTTGTCCTATAATAAATTGTGCTAGTGGATTAAATTGTGTAGGATTATCAGGAGTAGAGAACCATATACCATTACGAAGTCTTGTAGAATTAGAACTTGATAATGGTATATTCTTAGCAATATCACCAGTATCACGATAGTATTCAATATCAGCTAAAACAAGATAACCATTCCAGAAGACACCAACATTTGCTCTTGGTATATAACCAATAGCAGGAGTTCTTACATTACCACCAACATCAAATGGTGTTATACCATAAGAGTTACCTGCCCTTACTCGTACCCCAACTTCATCGCCAGATACACCAGCATAAGTAGCTGTTAGTGTAGGTGCGGCAATAGTAGCTTTTAGAGTTCCATTTTTATCATATACATAATAATTATTAACTGCAGAACTACCAGGATTATCTGGAGCAGTCCAAGTTACAGTAACATTACCAGCAGCAAATGTTGAAGTAACGTTTTGAGGATTAGTAGGTAAGTATCCAGGATAGACTGCTGGTAAACCAGCACCATCTCTAACACGCCAAGCTCTTGGTATATCTCCAGGTAATACATAAATTATAACTGGTTCATCTACTGATACACCAACATTCCAAGCACTATTTATTAGCAATGCAGGAACAGTCTGAATAGGAGCAAATGGAGTAGTAAATGCAAAGTTAGTTATAGAATGTTGTCCTAACACTACTTGTAATGTAGGTGATCCATTAGTAGCTTGTATTCTTGTCCAAGTAGCAGTTTTTGTATTTGTATATACTTCATCAGTTCCAGGTGCTACCATATAATATATTTCTCCACCATCTGCTCTGCCTATAATATAAGAAGTTCCATCACTACTTATTAAAGATCTTATCCACCTAAAATTTGGAGTAGGTACAGAAGAACCTGAAATTATATGACCTATTGCTTGTAAAGGTGGTTGTGTTCTTAATGTTTGTTCATTAGTAAGCATTAGTCCTGTTATCTCAAAGTTCTCATTAGCTTTGAAATCTTCAGGGGCAAATCTTATATTTATTCCACCACTAAAATCATTGATATCAATTTTCTTCATAATTATACCCCATAGAACGGATCACGTCTGCCGTATATTCTTCTTCTGCCACCAATTCTAAATATAGATCTATCTCTTTCAGATAGTAGTTGTATTTTCATTTGATCTAAACCACGATAAAATTGTTCAGTATAAAACTTACGTCTCTCAGTATCATCACCTTCACGGAATAAAACTTTAATAGCTGCACCATAAGCTATTATATAATGATACTTAGAATCAAATTGTGGAACATCTGCATCAATACTTAGTTCAGGTTGTATAGTAAAATATCTAAATGTCACAACTTCATTACTATCAGGTGTTGGAAAAAATTGTATATTGCCATTATAAACAGAATACTCCATTGGTTTACCTACATTTAATGGTCCAGGTGAATCATCGGTTGTATATCTATTTCTTGGTCTTAATTGTCTTCTATTGGTATCATCAGATAATACAGTTACACTTGCTATTTGACCTTCATTGACATTTGCTGGTAGTGCATAACTAGCAACACCACTTGATAAAGTTAGTGTAGTTGATGCTCTTAGAAAGTTCCAATCAGCTTCTCTTAATATCTCAAAATACGATTCATTTATAAATTGGTTAATATCAGCATTTGATATAATATCAGCAGAAGGAATACCTGTTAAAGATCTTACATAACTTCTTATTTGTGATAAATTCAATTTGTAAACCTCCTACACTTATTGCTTATATACCGACAAAAAGAAATAGCCCCGATATCTCTATCAGGGCTATATCCTTTATTTATCAGATACGTACTAGCTTACCATGAGCTCTGCGGTTATTTGTTCCAAAAGTTAGAACAGTAGCCAACGGAGTTACGGTATCAAGAGTACCGACAATCTGTTGAGCTGGCATAGCCTTCATGAAGTTAGATGCCAAGTAGCGAGCTACAAGGTAATCTGTGTTAATAAAATATGCAGTATCAACTGGAGCATCTGGATCAAGGCGAACAGGAATACCATCAAAATCAATCTGACGGAAACGAGTCTCACCAGTTCCTGATACATTGTTATACTGTATCTTGCTATCAAATGAATTCTCATACTCAGAGAATACATCACGACCAGCTATGATAGCATTTGGTCTTTCACCAGAAGCTACATAGATGTCATCAGAGATTGTTCTAAACGCTACTCTGATATCAACAGCAGAACCACCAGACTTAGCAAGTGATTTCTCAGTTGCTATCCAGTAGGTCTTGATAGCATCAGCAGTTACTGAACCAGTGGTTGCAGTAGTTCCTACAGTTGCTGAAGTTGCGGTTGTATAGCTTATGGTTGTTGCAGTAACAGCGGTAAGAGTAAACGTACCTGCGACTGCTGGAATAACACCAGTAACAACAACAGAGTCACCAACGATATAATCGTTAGCTCCAATTGTAAGAGTTGCTGTAGTTCCAGCTCTCTCATAATTAGTTACTGATTTTGTTGCAACTCCACCACGTATACCACCAACAGTTCTTGCAGTGGTTGTAGTTAGCTTATCGCTATTTGAAATAATTTCGTCTAGCGTATTGAAAGCTCCAGCACCAGCTGATCCTGCGGTGTGTAGAACAGTAGCAATCTTCTTGCCATGTCCTTTAACAGCAGCATCAAGGTGTGCCTTTGCTAATGATACAACAGCCTCTGGACCGCTGTTCATTTCTAATTGCTTGAACTCAACACGAACCTTTGATACTAGTGGTTCAGCCCAATCATATTTAGCAACACCTAAAATGTCGCTTGATTTAGCAGTTGAGAATGTTCCCGATGCGTCTGTGAATACTGTTGAAGTATCATCAGCTGCAATGATTGGGAATATAACAGACGGTCCTGTTGCAGACTTTACGTTTGCTTTTAGGAAGTCTAGTGTTGGGTGTGCGGTTAGCACGTTATCTACGAGTTGCTTCTCAATCTTTTGGATTGTTGCGGATAACAACTCATTGAAGTCATTTTGACCTAGAGCCATGTTTTATCTCCTTTTCTTGGACAGGTTTTTAATTCGACTTGTTAGTTAGTTCATTAAATGTCTGCCACACTGCATCTTCGATATTCGATATTGGCTTATTAGTTACTACCGATTTACCTGCTGATTTAGATGTGATAGCATTTGTAGCTAACTTCTTTGCATCAACAGCAGCTTTATTTTTATTGACTGCTGGTGTTGCTGTTTTGGATTTCTCAAACTGTAATGCTTTCCATGCGGCATCAAGATTTGGGATTCCATAATTGAGAGCATATTGTAATACTTCAATTTTCAAATCAAGTTCCTTTTGAGGATCAAGTTTTATATTGTTTGAAATTACAATATTCTTCCATTGATTATCATATTCTTTAACCAATTGCTCTTCTTGCTCTTTCTCTTTTTGAGATTGCAATTCACGAGCTTTTTCATTTTCAAAGCGTTCAAGTCTTGCTTTTACACTTTGTAATTCATTTTGGCTTTTAGCTTCGGTTGCCCACTTCTCTTGGGTCTCTGATGTTATACCAAAGGTTTCCAAAAACTTAGGGTCTAATTTTTCAGCCTTAGCTAATTCTACGATAACCTGCGAAAGGATTAAGGTTGGATCATCTGTGGAGCTGATAAATCCACTTACTACTTCCGCCTGATTAGATTGCCACGCTTTTGTGAGGTTCTCAACATAATCTACAGCAGACTGGGCTGCAGTCCGATCTGCTTCAATTTGTCGTTTCTCCTCAGCCAACGCTTGTGTCTTGCGAGTATAATCTGCTTGACGTAGCGTTGCCTCCTTGACAGACACCGTAGTGCCATCAGGAAGAACGATAGTATCGTTTTCAGTTACAGCGATAGGTTTAGTGTCAGTTGTTACTTCGCTGTCAACAGAGGTCTCAACTTCTTCTTCACCTACTTCCGTCTCTCCAGTGACTTCAGTTGCTACTTCAGCAACATTAGTAGGTTCAGTTTGTTCTACTTGCTCAGGTTCATTAGTTGGCTGTTCAGCTGTTGTTTTATTCAGCTCTAATAACGCTGCTTCAAATAGGTTTTCGAAATTGTCTTGCTCTGTCATTTTCTTTTTCTCCTGTCCGAGTGTCATAGCCTCTAGGGTCGTTTTTCGAATTTACGATTAGAGTTTGCTTGTTCGGCTATGAAAGTAGGATAAAGATACCTACTCTCCTAATTATGTGTCTTGTTCCGACAGATTTATTACACTAGTCCAGCTTGACCTGCATTAGGTGCAATTTCTGGTGATAACTCAGCAGGACCAGCAAGTAATTGCTCTTCAGGTGTTAGTGGTAATTGACCTGTCTGTTGTCCTAATAATGTAATAATTTCTTCAGGTGATGGAGTTACTGCACCAGCTTCTGGTGGTAACATAGTCTCTGGTTCTGGTGCTGCTTTTACTAAGAAGACATCAGGGTCATAACCTAAATCTCTAACTATATGTCTTAATGCTGGTTCAGTATTATAACCAAAAGTATTTAACACAGGAACAATTGTGCCAAGCATTTCAATAGCTCTTGCTTGTCTTGTTGCAGGATTTATAGCAGATAAAGAACCACCCTCAACTCTCATATCAAACTCACCAGATAAAACGCTAGTATCAATATCAGCCCATATACCACCATTGACACCAACTAATCTTACTGCTCTATTCTCTAACATAAACTCTTGACATAATCTAATTATCTGATTAAATATATTTGCTGCTGCTTTCTCAACACTCTGTTGTTTATCTTTTGCTCTTAGTGTGGCTACACCATCAACAACAGCAGCGGCATAAGCAGACATTCTATCAGCACCAAGACCACCTGCTTGGAAATCATTTATACCAAGAACTTGTCTCATTGCATCTTCAAATTTATTTTGTGCATTGTAAATATCTGCAGGTAGTGGAGCTCTTGGTAATACGGTAATTGCATCTTTTGGATTTATACCTGATACAGATTCCATTTCAACAACTACATCTGGTTCATCACTTTCAAGTCTATCTCTTGATTCACTATCAAATAAACCACGAATAGTAACATACTTATTACCAGCTCTTCTCATATTATCTACTTGTTCAGTAAATGTCTCATTTAGTTTTTCTTGTAATGAAGCAATGTTTTCAAGATCACCAAATGACCAAATCTCTTGACCACCATCAGAGAAGTTTCTCATGTGAACATAAGGAACGTGTCTATGTGAGTAAGGTATATCACCTTGATATAATGGTTTCTCTGAACCTAATTGAGTAACTGTTAATGTTCTTGTTCTCATATCATAGAACTCATAGATAGTTGCAGTTTCATATATCATTGGTTCAATTGTTGATGGGTCACCACGACCAGTATCTCTTTCTCTAATATCCATTACACCATCTTTGATTAGGTCTTTGGTATTTTTCAAAACTGGATTAGCTTTTATTTCATCAATAGGTAGAACAATACGTTGTGCTACCCAACGAGTTTCTTCAATTCTTCTTGCATTAGCTGGAAAGAAAATATCGTATGGACTTACATACTCTACATAAGGTTCATCAGCTTCAACTCTCTTATCTGTGATAGATACAAAGTCTGCAACATTTTGTATATTGGTATCTCTACCTTCTTCAGCAGCTAGGACAACTTCAGATTTTAGAACACCTGTAAGATCTTTGGTAATATCCTCTTGTGTTCTTGGTGTTTCAACTACACTATGCTTCCAACCTATCTTACAAAACCCATTACCCAAGACAACCATATCTTGTGCCATATCTCTTAATACAGAAGTTGCATTAGTTCTTAACCAATAATAACTTGCTACTGCCTCAGCTACCTTTGCAGTAGTCTCACTATCTTCTCCACCAGAATAAGGAACAGCAATTGGTTTAGGATCTCTTGCTACCACAGATGCTAAGATTATATTTAGATGTGGTAGAACCATATTGATGGTTTCAAAATCAGCAGGGTGCATACGTTCAAAGACAGTTCCAGTTACCGTAGATTCTGAAAGAGGCATCGACTTGCCAGTACGATAAAGTGTTTCAAGCGAACGAAACCAAGAGTGTCTCCACTTGTAACGCTCCTTTGCATCATTTATTAAATCTTGTATCTCACTTAAAGAATAGGGTCTTATTTTAGAAGCCACGATTATTTCTCCTCTGTGTCTTTCTTACAGCTCTGCGATGGTTAGCCCAGAAACGTCTATTAGACTTATTCTCTATTTTCTGAATCACATTAGCCTCCCGATATAATTCTGTAAGGTCAAGTCGGAATTCACCCTCTTTAACTCTCTCACTTATCACATTATTACCGACAGGTTGCACTTCCTCTAATAGAACATATAGACCAATTGCCAAAGATATTACCAAGTCGTCATGACATCCAATATCAGCAGCTGTTGTTCCATTCTCTCGTCTAACATAAGTTGATAACTCTTCACGTAACTTTGGATAGACATTTAGTAATCTGCAACTATTATCTGACATTGGTACTATGTATTCAGCTAGTCTATTTATGATTAATGGTTTAGTTGCTTTTGTTGTAGGGAAACCAAATACTGGTGCTCTCTTTCTCTTAGCAACAGCAGGTGGGATATATCTATATAAGTTTGGATAGTGCAATTGGTTTCTTAACTTATCTATCAATGAGATACCAACACCACCAGCATTTTCAATTACAAGTAATGCAGATATTTGATTTGCTCCAACAAAGTATCTACCCATTAGATCTAATTCAGTAGCTAGTTCAGCTGGTTCAATTGTATTATTTGCATAGTAACCTATAATCTCTGGTGTGCCATCTTCATGTAATTGTAAGATATGAACTGCTGAATAGTCATTACCAGTTCCAAGTGAAGGGTCACAAGCAATAACAAATTGCCTCTGCCACTCAATTGCTTCAGGTGGATAAGCTAGATGTAACTGCCCATAATCCTCAGCTACAAATTCATAACCAGTTGGTGTATCTACAATAGTACCATGAACATAATACTCATCAAGACTAGCTTCATCAGGTAACCAAGTAAAACGTGGTCTACCAGATTCTCTAAATGCTTCTTCATCTGTACTTGGATACTCAGCAAAGAATAACCATGGTTCTGCAATAAACTCTCTTTTCTTAATCTCATATTGTTCTGGTGTAATAAGACGACTACTAGTCCATGGTTGGAATATAGCATGAAACTCATTGTTACCACGTTTAGCATCTCTATAAATCTTAGCAAACATATTATTAA